TGCAGTTGCTGCCCTATCTGGCGTGGGCATGGTCAGTTGACCGCTGGGATTCTGGCTGGAGTGAATCAACCAAGCGTGCCGTAGTGGCGGCTGCGCGTTACGTGCACCGCCATAAAGGAACAATTGGCGCAATCCGTCGCGTGGTTGAGCCGCTGGGCTATCTGATCCGCGTTATCGAATGGTGGAAGACTAACGAAACGCCAGGCACATTCCGGCTTGATGTGGGTGTGCTGGATACCGGCATTACCGAAGAGATGTACAACGAGCTGGAACGGTTAATCGCGGATGCTAAACCGTGCAGCCGCCATCTGATCGGCCTGTCCATCAACCTTGATGCAAACGGCGCAATCCCGGTTGCCGTTGCCAGCTACAGCGGTGACGAGCTGACCGTTTATCCCTACACCCCTGAACTTATCAGCGTCGGCGGGCCGGTTTATTCCGGTGCGGCGGTGCATCTTATCGACCTGACGGAAGTGAGCGCATGACACAAAAATATTTTGCCCTGCTGACCAATCAGGGCGCGGCTAAGCTGGCGAACGCTGCCGCGCTCGGCACTAAAGTAGACCTTAAGGAAATGGCTGTTGGTGACGGCGGCGGCACGCTGCCGACGCCAGACCCGGCGCAGACGAAACTTATCGGCGAGAAACGCCGCGCACAGCTTAACTCACTGTCGATTGACGCGGCGAACAACAGCCAGATTATTGCCGAGCAGATAATCCCGGAGAGCGAGGGCGGTTTCTGGATTCGTGAGATTGGGCTGTATGACGCAGACGGCGTGCTGATTGCGGTGGCGAACTGCGCCGAGACCTACAAGCCGCAGCTTGCCGAGGGCAGCGGGCGCACGCAGACGGTGCGCATGATTTTAATCGTCAACAGCACTTCCGCCGTGACGCTGAAAATCGATCCGTCTGTGGTGCTGGCGACGCGTAAGTATGTGGATGACGGCGTGATTGTGGTGAAGCAGTACGCTGACAAGTTGCTGGAGCAAGCTAAACAATTCAGCAGTGACACGCTTAAACAACACGTAGATGATGCCAATCCTCATTCACAATATCTTAAAATTACCAGTGCCCTAAAAGAGCTGGCTGACGCAGGTAAAGTTCCGGATGCACTTTCGATACTCGGACTCACTGAGCAGGCGCTTGCAGGTGCAAGCGGTGGTGTTCTCAGTGAATCGGGTTACATAAAAATTCCGATGATCATCGCAGGTGCTAAAAAGGTGCTTTACCTCCAATGGGGAACCTTTTCAAGCGTGACGGGAAGCACTGGAACAAACGGCATTTATGAAAGTCCCACCGCCACCGTAACGTGGCCGGTAGCATTTCCAAACAACGTTCTTCAGGTAATTACTGGCGGTTCGTCTGACGTCGGCGGAGCCGGTCAGCAGGAAATGGCCTGGGCATTCGGTAAGAGCAGGACATCCGGATCCTTTGGTTTTCAGTGCCGAAGCCCGAACACCACCATGACAGGTTCTTATATTGCGCTGGGGTATTAATGATGAGATTTTCTGAAACAACGCAGGCTTTTTATGACGATACCTTTGAGGAAAATGCCGCGATAGATGATATTCCAACTGATGTTCGCGAAATTAGTCTGGAGCAGTATCAGGATTTTTACAGTGCCATTAACAGCGCGTGCCGGGTTTACGTTAAAAAAGACAAGTTTATAATTTCCACGCCACGGCCCGGCACACTTTGCGAATGGGATGACAGTAAAAAAACATGGTTTATGAGCGATGAGGCGAAAGTACAGCAGCAGGCGCTGGACGTTGCAAACGCGGAAAAGCAGCGTCAGTCATTGATTGATGAAGCGACGCAGATAATTTCACTTTTGCAGACCAAGGTGATGATTGGCAGGACGCTGATGGATACCGAAAAGCAGACACTCAATATCTGGCTGGACTATATCGACCAGCTAAATCTGGTTAATGTATCAGTCGCGCCGGATATTAACTGGCCGGAAAAGCCGGAGTGAAGTCGAAAGCCCTGCGGGGCTTTTCTTTTGTCCGCTGATCCATCAGTAAACCGCAACCGCATGCACCGCCCCGCCTGAGCTGACACCCTGAGCACACCTTTAACCAGGAGTGTAACAGATGGCAGATTATCATCACGGTGTCCGCGTCGTCGAAATCAACGACGGCACGCGCACCATCTCCACCGTATCAACCGCAATTGTCGGCATGGTCTGCACCGCGCAGGATGCGGATGCGGCAACGTTCCCGCTTAATACGCCGGTACTAATCACCAACGTGCAGGGCGCAGTTGGCAAGGCTGGCGTGAAAGGCACGCTCTCTGCCTCGCTACAGGCTATCGCCGATCAGTCAAAGCCCGTCACCGTGGTGGTGCGCGTGGCAGAAGGCGCGGACGAAGCTGAAACCATTTCCAATATCATCGGCGGCACTGACCAAAACGGCCAGTACACCGGCATGAAAGCGCTGCTCGCTGCGCAGACGCAACTCGACGTTAAGCCGCGCATCCTCGGCGTGCCGGGCCTCGACTCGCTTGAAGTTGCCACCGCGCTAGCCAGCATCGCGCAGCAACTGCGCGCCTTTGCCTATGTGTCAGCGTGGGAATGCAAAACCATTTCCGAAGCCCGCCTGTATCGAGACAACTTCAGTCAGCGCGAGTTAATGGTGATCTGGCCGGATTTTCTTGCGTGGAACACCACCGCAAACAAATCTGATGTGGCTTACGCCACCGCCCGCGCGCTGGGCCTGCGCGCCAAAATCGACAACGACACCGGCTGGCATAAAACCCTGTCGAACGTTGGCGTAAACGGCGTGACTGGTATCTCGGCGTCGGTGTTCTGGGATCTGCAGCAGACCGGCACCGATGCCGACCTGCTCAACGAGGCAGACGTCACCACGCTGATCCGTAAAGACGGTTTCCGCTTCTGGGGCAACCGTACCTGCAGCGACGATCCACTGTTCCAGTTTGAGAACTACACCCGAACCGCGCAGGTGCTGGCCGACACAATGGCCGAAGCGCATATGTGGGCGGTTGATAAGCCGCTTACGCCGGTACTGGTGCGCGAAATTATTGCGGGCATCAACGCGAAATTCCGCGAGCTGGTCAACGCCGGTTATCTGCTGGGCGCATCCGCCTGGTACGACGAAAGCGCCAACGATAAAGACACTCTGAAAGCGGGCAAGCTCTTTATCGATTACGACTACACGCCGGTTCCGCCGCTGGAAGACCTGACGTTACGCCAGCGCATTACCGACACCTATCTGGCGAGCTTCGCCGCATCCGTAAACAGCTAAGGAGCCGGATAAATGGCACTGCCACGCAAACTAAAGGCGATGAACCTTTTCAATGATGCAAACAGCTATCAGGGCATCGTTACCGCCGTCACGCTGCCGAAGCTGGCGCGCAAGCTCGATCCATACCGCGCGGGCGGCATGAGCGGCGCGGCGCACATCGACAACGGTCTGGAAGATGACGCGCTTGATGTTGAATGGAGCATAGGCGGGCTTGATGAACTAGTGCTCACGCAGTGGGGCGCATCCGCCGTGCCGCTGCGTTTCACCGGTTCTTATCAGCGCGACGATACCGGCGAAGAGATCGCGGTAGAGGTTGAGGTGCGCGGTAAGCACCAGAGCTTTGACTTTGGTGAAGCCAAACAGGGCGAGGATACCGAGACCAAAATCACCTCGAAGTGCACCTACTACAAACTGACGTGGAACGGCAAAGAGCTGATCGAGATCGACACCATCAACATGGTGGAGAAGGTTAACGGCGTTGATCGCCTTGAACAGCGCCGTAAAAACATCGGCCTGGTATAAACCTGCAACCAGCGCCAGCGCGGCGCTGGCTTAATTAAAGAGATAACCTAGATGGAAAAGAACGAAAACACCGTGGTATTTGAAACCCCGCTTAAGCGTGGTGAAAGCGAAATCAAACAGGTTGAACTGATTAAACCAACGGCTGGAAGTCTGCGAGGCGTGCGCCTGGCCGACCTGTGTCAGTCAGACGTTGACGCGTTGCTGACCATTTTACCGCGCATCACCCTGCCCTCGTTAACGAAAGCTGAGTGCAATGCCCTCGACCCGATTGACCTGATCTCGCTCGGCGGAAAGGTGATCGGTTTTTTGCAGACGAAGTCGGACGAATAGAGTGGCCGCCCGGCCTGACGGTTAATGATCTGATGGCAGATGTGGCAACGATATTCCACTGGCCTCCTTCTGAAATGTACGACATGCCGCTAGCCGAGCTAATGGGCTGGCGGCATAAAGCCTTTATCCGCAGCGGAGCAACCCCGGATGAGCAATAACCTCAGAGTGCAGGTGCTGCTAAACGCGGTAGACAAAGCATCTCGCCCCTTCAAAGCCGTCGAGCGTGCCACTAAAGGGCTTGCCACTGAGATCCGCCAGACGCAGAACAACATCAAAGCCCTCGATGCGCAGGCGGGTAAAATCGAGGGGTTCCGCAAGACCAGCGCACAGCTTGCTATCACTCAGCAGAAACTCAAAGATGCCAAGGCCGAAGCGGCAGCGCTTGCGGTGGCATTCAGAAGCACCGAGCGCCCAACGGCACAGCAGGCGCGTGCGCTTGAGAAAGCTAAGCAGGCAGCGGCAGAGCTACAAACCAAGTCGAATTCTTTGCGCCTGTCAGTTCAGCAGCAGCGCGAGGCATTAAAATCTGCAGGTATTTCTACGCGCAATCTTAGTAGTGAACA